CATCTTAGCGAAGGAACCTGTTATCCATAGTAAAGAACATAGAAGCCTCTTCTTGAGACCAAGCACTCATCTCTTCTTTAAAGAACTTAGCTTTCATATCTATACGTTGCATTACATTTTCAGGTATACCATACTCCATACCAATCTCAGAAGCTAGGTTCCACTTCAAGCATTGGTACCATTCTTGAGGAAAGTCAAACGTATCTGTAGTAGCTACCATATCTTGTATAGGTCTTTGTACAAAAAGATGGATTGTACTGAGAGCATCAGAAGGGGTTGTGTATACATACAGTATGCCATTAGGAATTTGTGGGTCATAGAAGATACTATTAACAACACCTTGACTAAACTTAGACCCTAATTGTTCATACTCTTGTCTACTAAGTATTTGAAGCATTACATCAAGATTAGAAGAACTATTCCGAAGAAAGGCTTGCTGAATACGCAGTGGTCTATCTACTACTAAAGCACCTGTCCCTGTAGCAGTCTGTCCTATTTTATAGCTTGTAATACCTTGTACTATAGGTAGTTGAAGCTCTTGAATAGTCCATAACTCATAACCAGAAGTCATCAGGGACTTAATCATGATGTTCAAGGCTTGTAGAGCATTATTATAATCAGAGGTTGGTACAGCATCAGAGGCCCCAAATACCCCTGTAAGACGTAAAGCTCCATTGATAATGTCAGAGGTTGTTACACTAAATGTAGATACTCCAGAAGTACTCACTTAATACTATCCTCACAATGATTAGGTTTTAGGTAGTCTAAAAACTTACATAACCAACAACCATATTTATTTCCTACAAGACTAGCTTTGTATGCTCTTGTACTAATTGTTTCACCTGCATCACCCCCAGTAGTAGCATTACCAAGCATATCATAAGCAACTAAAATCTTCCAAGCTCTAGTGCCATTAGGAGCAACAAAGGCAGAAATAATTAACCAAGGAAGAGCAACTAGATTTGCTACTTGCCCAACAAAAGCTAAGAGAAGTAATAAACTTGTCTTTTTCATTTAGAATCCTGATGGTACTACAGGTAGAGTTAAAATATAGGCTTCTGGACTTGTAGGCATAGCCATAGTTCCAGCCTTAATTGCTGCCAAATCTGTGTAGCATTGTAGCCATACACTAGAACGCCAAGGAACAAATGCTTGTGCATCTGATGCAAATGGCTGATGCGGGTCATTGAAGTAACTAGAACAGCTTACGTCGTCACGATAACCTTTCTTTTGTGCAATAGAAACAATATAAGCTTGTACTGCTTGGTTATAAGTAGCCTCTGTTTGTGCAAATAGTTCCGCCGCTGTTGGTGCTGGTGGTAATGCGTCCACCTCAGATTGGGTCAATTCAACTTCAGTTACTACCCCAGTAATACAATCTACTTCTATTCTTGTTAGCATGATTAACCCTCCAACATTAGGTTTACTGAGCCAGCATCGAATAGGTCTGTTCCGTTCACTGTTGTTAGTCTAATTCTGTCTATTACCCCATTTGCTGTAACAGAACCACCACCACCCCCGAAGTTACTAGAGTTTGAATATCCAATACTGTTAGATGAAGTATACACATTCCCTGTAAATAAAGTTATTATCATATGTCCGTGAACCACATTTACTGCACCGTTACCAGCAACCCCAAAACCAGCGGTCGTATTATATCCACCAGCTGAAGAACCGCCAAAACCATGACCACTTGCATAACCACTTGTCACCATAACCCCTGAGCCTATTTGAACAATCAAATTGCTTGTACCATTTGTACTAACTCCATTAAACATAATTGTAACTTTTTTAGCCCAGCTAGGTATGCCTGTGACGTCAATAGCAGTACCAGAAGTAGTCGCAACAGAGATACCTTGTCGTATTCTTTGGTTCCCTAGTGTTAGCCCAGATGCCCCTAAAGGCTGAACCAGCGTAGGACTAGACCAACCAGTACCGCTAGTCCAGGTAGCATCAACACTTCCAACAATTCGATACTGCGAAGGTGTTGCTATTGCACTTGTGGAGTACCACACGTTTGCAGCGGTTGAACCTGAGCCAATCGCAGTTGTTGTAATTAAGTTAGTTTCATCTAGTTGTAATCCACCAGATATATTGCAAACAGCTAGTTGTGGTGACCCTGCATTGTAAACAATTGCGTAAATTAGAGATGTAGCAACTGCTGTTACTGCACCTAATGATGTAGCAGTACTGGTCATTGCAAGCGTTAATGTGCTTAACAGACCAAACTCAATCGGAGTGCCTGTGGGTAAACTTGTATTACGAAAGTCATATTTACCACCTGCCAAGGTAGCGGTAATTAAGTTAGACGTTGTTGTTGCGTTAAAGTTAGGCATAGAGGCTGCATAACGAAAATCTGTTACAGGAATTATACCAGACTTACCGCCAGAACCTTGAACTAATGTAGGTTGTGTAGCCCATATACCAGCAGTAGCCTGATTACTAATTAACATACCAACAACACGGTATGGTACATTAATACGAGATGTAGTTGAGTAAGCAACACCAGCAAAATTAGAAGAAGCACTTACAGCCGTTGTACTTATTAAACCAGATTCATCCAAAATACTTGTTGGGTTAATTATAGCTAATTCTACTGTACCAGTATTGTCTATAGCTAGGACTAATAAAACTGTTGATACAGAATTAGCTGTACCTAAAGTTCCTCCAGAAGGAACAAGCATAGATAAAGCAATACCTACTTGTCTTGTATTAGGTACACCCGTAGTTAAAGTAGAACTACGAAAATCTAAAGTAGTAGGATTAAGACCAATGGTTAGGTTGTTTCCCGATACAAGAGCTGTTATAGGTTCTATACGGTCTATGTTAAGTGGATTTACTTGTGAACCTATTTTGTCATAGGTAAGAGCGTTTACATCATTCAGCCAAGCTGCTGTAATAGGTGTTGCATTACTATAAGCTATAAAGGTTGTGTCTGTCATTACATACTTTCTTTAAGAGGTAAAGGTATCTGGAGGTTCAGGTCTTGTCCAAGGAAGGTTCTGGGTATCCTTAACTCCTCGAACATAGTCTTGTGGGTGTCTTGGCTCCCAGTCTTTCCTACAGACCATAAACCCATCCCACCGCTTACGGAGCTGACTACTTTTATACTTAAAACCACAAACATCGCATATGGTGTTATACTCACCCTTTGCGTAGTAGTCAGACTGACCCATAATGAACCTTTACTGTTTTACTAAAGTTATAAAGAGTGTAAAGCTAAGAATGTTAGTTGCACTAATTGCAGTACCAGTAGTAGTAGTTGTAGCAGTAATTTTACCTGTTACACCAGCACCAGCATTATTTAGGAGACCACCAAAGTGATTATACTTTTGGGAACCTCTACCAACAAACTCACCAGTAAGAACAGGGACAGTAGCGTCCCAAAAGAGATTTACAGATAGTGTATCTTCAATGTTATACTCAATCATATCAATACGAACTTTGGTAGGTAGTGTACCAAAAGCTCCTATTGCACTCAAAGTAGCGGGGTCAATGACTGTTGTAGAGGCTAGATCGGAGGTATCTAATACCCCCGTCACCTTCACCACAACATTCCGTGGCCCATCTAATAAGGTCTGTACTGCGAATAGGTTAGCCATTAGCGATTACTCTCTAAAGCTACCAAGAAATAGTCTACGTTAAGATACTTAGTAGCAGCAGCAGCAGTTTTAATATAGAAAGTGCTAGCAAGTGTAACAGAGCTCAAAGGGAAAGCAGCAGTGTTAGTTGTAGAACTAATTTTGTTATTGTTGACATAGTAAGCTAACTCACCTTTACCATTATAGTACAGGCTTAGTTTAATAGCAGTTAAGTCAGCCATAGTTGTAATAGCAGCAATTGTAGTTGTTACTCCAGCATTAACCATTACTAAGTCTACGTTCTGGGAACCTGATGCTTTGTGAAAATAGAAGCCATCTGTAGCAGTTAATGGTGTAGTGGTACTGTTAGTTAAACCAATAAGTATCTCAGAGTTAGTTGAGTCTTGTGGTGTAATCAGACAGTGGTACCAGCCTTGAAGAGTACTTGTAAATGCTGTGTCAGCAGTACTATTTTGAAAAGAGACAGAGTCCCCTATTGCTGCGGAAGTATTGAGCTGTAAGATACCACCAACACCAACAATTACAGAAGCAGTCCCTGTACCAACAACGGTAGTAGTGTACGATCCTGTAGCAGGGAAAGTTAAGAAGTCATCCTTTTCTACAATCAAACGGAATGGATCAAGAGCAGGGAACATAAAAAGAGGATGGCTCTGACGAGCACCAGAGTAGTTAGCTTCTCCTACAGCACCTAAAGGTGATGCAGAGTAGTCTACGTTTTGGATGCCCCAAGGGGAGCGTTGAGGAGTACGTGCCATGTTATAAGTCCTTTAATAACGTCAAAATAGACGCAGAATTAACTGCGTTAGGAAAGGATAGAATTCTTATTCTATACTAATAGTATACCACAAAAAAGAAGAAATGTCAAGTGTTATCTTGACAAATCTTCTAAATTATGTTACTTTAAGGGCCATTCACGCCATATATCGCACGTGGGTCATACCAACCAGCAGTATAACGCTCATAGCCTTTGTACTTATGATTGTCTGTATCAAACTCATTGTCTTGAGTAAAGCTAATGGCTTCCCGTTCTTGGTATACCATACCAGGAGCATTAGTACGAATAAACCAAGCATGTGGTGCTGTGAAATAATGATTCATGATGGCACCGTCAGGGATAGCATTAGTAGCCCGTAAGATGTTCAAGTCATTATTATTAGTACCAGATTGATTCAAAGACTTCAAGATACGTGCAGCATTGAAGTGTTCTTGACGTGCAATATGCAAACTCTTAGGCATGATATTGATTAACAAACCACGATCATTAGTAGTACCCATGATTGCAATAGCAGCATCTTCTAAGGATGCTTCAGACAAGTCTGTATCAATTGTTGGTTTATTAGCCCATGTACCACCAGACGTATTAGGGTGAGCAGTACTAAACAAAGGTACACCATCACCACCAACATAACCAGCAGTAAAGCCACGGTTATAGATGTTAGCAAGAATGTTTTCTTTAGCTTGTCGGAAAGAGAATGCTAAGGCTTTAGTACGAACCTTAGATACTTTTTCATACAAGTTATCTGCCTCTTCTTCACGAGTAACAATATAACCCAAACCATATGCTACGTTGGTTAGGCGAGTTGTAAAGCCTTGGATAGTGGCATCATATAGAGTACCAGAACCTTCAGTCTTTACAGCAGCCAAACCAAAGCCAGTTTGCTGTACATACTCTTCATAGTTCTTATCTGAAGTCTCCTTATCAAAGAGATGTATGTACTCTTCTGGGTGTTCATTATAAGCCTCACCCCACCATTGTTTAATACCAGGCCAGAGTGCCTTGGGAAAACTACCTGTATTGATAACTGCCATGTTGTATTCCTTTCAAAAATTATAATTATTGCTTAGATACCAGCAGTAGCACCTTGGAACTCGTGCTGGTTAATCACACACAAGTAGCGAGAATAAGCACCAAAACCATTACCAGCTTTCTGTACAAGACCCATCAACTTAATGTTAAGCGTATTGGTAACAGCAATAGTAGAACTATTAACAACAGTAGCAGACCATTGACCTGGTGCTGTTGGTACAGCAATAGTTAAACTACAGTTCTTGTTTGCGTTAGCCGCTACTTGGTTAGTAGCTGTAGCATCACCCTGCACCTCAAAGACTGTACTAGGATCATCTGCAATCAATAGGTAGTAGTCACGAGTTTTAGTAGCTGGTGCAAAGGTATTAGCTAAGTCCAGAGTAGCCCCTTGAAGACTTATACCATAAGGAACAGAAGCAAGAATACCTACAACTACGCCACGCAGTACATCAGTACCAACAGCCTTAGCAATTTGAGGTACACCGTTTGCATCAGCACCCGCAGCAGACTTAACAACGTCACCGATGTAATATGCACTTGCATCAGCAGCAGGCACATAGTATACGTTAGCTTGCTCGTTCCAGTTTGCTGCGTTTGTAGTCTTTACGGGACGAAGCCCAATTGGACGATTTACGTTTGCCATATTTTAATTCTCCAAATAATTACGAAATTTTAACAGAACCATACTGTGACTCAACTCGATTTAATTCACCACGCCGAATTGCCTCATCAATCTGGTCATTCTTTAGCTGTAGTTCTGCTTGGTCATCCATCCACATATCTTCATCAATCTTCATCAGATATGCAAACAAGCCGTCGCCTTTCTCATCGACACCTACACGCCGTTTTACTAGAGTACCCAAGTCTGAGTTTCCTTGAGTAACAAAATTATTTACCTTAGTTTCGTCTGCATGAACAAACTCATAGCCTCCATCAACAGCCTCTTGTACACGGCCTGGGTAGTCATTTACCCAATGTAGATGGTATCCTGGAATAGGGGTTGCATCTAATTTCTTACGTGGTACACCCAAAGGAATACGTTCTTTCTTTGGTGCTTTTGTTGGTGCTACTTGTACTTGACTATCCACTTTACTTTCCTCTGCTTTCTTTGCTAAGATTATCGCACGTTTTTGTGCTGGTGTATGTGCTGTGCCTAATTTAGTCGTTGTCATATCTTATCCTTCAAAGTACGAAGATAAGTACTCTTCGCTTGTCATTAGTTTACTCTTTACAAACTTGTCATGTGCTTTCTTAGCCTCTTCTGGTAAACTATTATAGTTCTGTTTTCCTTTAGGAGATGGCTTAGTAGTAGCACTTTCTACAGGAGAAGCTCTACGTGTTATTTGTGCAGGAAATTTCTCTGCTACTCGTGCTGCTACCATATCAAGAAAGGCTTTACCCCGTAGATGAGGATGTGCAGACTGTACAGCAGGACCAATACCATTAGCATAGGCAGTCTTATCTTCATCTGTTCCATACCATGAATTATCACCAACCCATTCAATAAAAGCGGGGTCAGGTTGATTGGTAGGCTGAGATACGTCTACTTTGACTTCTCGTTGTTTATCTTTGATAGCATCAATAGCTTCATCAATGTCAACTACAGCATCACCATCACCATCAGAAATAGCTTGTCGTTTCTGTGCTTTCAGTGCTGTAATTTCTTGCTCTAAAGTAGCCCGTTCTCGCTGTTGTGTTTCCTTCATAAAGGATTTCCACTCAGCAATAGTAACTTCTCGCTCACGATCTTTAGCTTCTAATGCAAGTAACTTTTTAGTTAACTCTTGATTATTCTTCTTTACAATTGGTAATACAGACCTACCACGTTCTACAAAGGTCTCAGAATCGATCCAATGCTCTTCAGGGCCTCTGAATTCTTCTTTGGGAACCCACCCCATCAACCGAGCCTCTGAATCGACTGGTGAAGGTTCTGGTGCGGTTTGGAGTACTTCTTCATTATCAACTACAATATCTTCCATCTCTTATTTACCTTTCTTAGTGATTACCGCAACAACGTCTTTGTCGTTTAGGATACGGTATTGTTTCTCATCTTGGCCTTGGTAGACCACCCCTGCATATTTACCAAACATAACAAAGTCACCTTCTTTACACCAAGGAGATACTTCGTCTTCAAAGCATGTATCACCCATAGATACAATAGTACCTTGTGTTTGAGCCATCTCTTCCATCATAGCTACTTTTTCTATCATGATAAGACCAGAAGATGTTTTACGTTCTGTCTCTGCTGGTAGAACTAATATCCTATGACCTACTGGTTTAATGCCAGATTCATTCTTCATAATTATTACTGTCCTTATACTCTGTGATTATCTCTGAAACTGCTCTTGCCCAACCTATTACCTCAGCATGTTTTAGTGCTGTAGCTTCTACTGTGTCTGAAGTATACTGCCCTTCAATCATCAGTTGTGCCATTTCTTTCTTAGCTTCCTTGAGCTGGTGAAACATCTCCACTGTTGCTGGATGCTTGGCCCACTCCACCCATTCCTGCTTCTGTATTGCCACCTTTATCTCCTTGCATTATCTCGTGTAGTAATTTTACTGACTGCATAATACCATCTTGATGATTCTTAGCAGCCCCTATCTGGGCGTTAAGAAGAGCTATTTCATGTCCTGTATCTATACCTCCTGCGGTTTTAAGTTTAAGAATAACGTCTGCTTCCATCTGATGAATCTTTGCTCTATCAAGGTCTGCTTGTTGCATCAACTTAGCCATACCAAGTTTCAACTTGATTTCATGGGCTGATTGAGCAGATTGAGCCTTCATCTTAGCCTCTTCCATCTTGATGTTAGGCGGTGGAGGAATTGCAGCAGGACCTTTAGGATCAGGGTAGATTTTACTTATGTTAGGTACATTCATTGATTCAAGGAAGGCAACCTCAGTTAAGTACTTATCATACCCAGGAACTTGTAATGCTCGTGTAGCAAGGTTAGCTGCTTGTGTTTGTCGTTCGTGTTTAGATACTACTTCTGGATCTGCTGCTGGTTTAACATCAGTAGGATTACCTAAGTAGTCTTCTACTAGAACCTTAGCACCCTCACCTTGAGTTAAGTTTTCAAAGTCTGCATCAGATTGTAAGAAGAGTTGATTCAAGCGGTACAACTTACGAAACTCATCTTTAAGAGAGCGATAGGTCCGTTTGTATACACCACTGAATATCTTCATACCTTGCTCAACCATAGTACGACTGGTCTCAGCAGGAGTATTCTGACCTGGGTTTCCACCTGTTAAGATGTCAACAGACATACCAATCTTCTCACCATAGCTAATAAGAAGCTGTAGTAATTGAAGTGTTACATTAGAAGGATCACGTACAGGTAAAGGAAAGACATTCTTACGAAGATCATCACCAACAGAGTCTACTGGTTTCCACTCGAAAGGCTTAAAGGAGTTATCCCCTTTTCTAATCTTTGCACCACGTCCCAAGAAACCACCCGCAGTATTTGAGAGAGTGCCAGCGTCAATAAGCTGATTGATGAGAGTGTCAATAGACTTATTGGTAGGTCCCAACAAAAGACCCCAACCCATTCCATAGAAGCCCCCATCAGGACTAGGGATGAAAGTATACTTAGTAAAGTACTCTTCTGCTTTAATGTAGACAACAAGACTGTTCTCCTTGAGTTTTTCTATTTCCTTGCCAATGTCAGCAATCATCTTGTCATGCTTGGCCTGCTGTGCTTGTGCAAGTTGACCCTCAAGAACTTTAATCTGTGCTTGAGTTGTATACTGAACACTGTCAGAATAGAAGCGAGCTACAATACGTTTTACTTCTGATGTATCAAGGCGTACAGAAACAATGTAGGGTTCTTCATAACCATCACCATCAAGGTCAAGCCAGCAATGCTGTTCTAAGATAGTGTAAGGAGTATCAGAGCCTTGGAAAGTCTGTGTTATCCCTTGTGACATATCTTTAACAACATCAAGACCAGTAGAAGGAGCTAGTGGAGCTACTGAATCGTTACCTTCAAGGAACAAACCACGTCGTTCTCGTTCAAGTAAGTCATTTTTAGTCATCTGTAATACATGTGTATAACGACGACTTTGCTCAAAAGACTTAGTAAAATAGGAGATAACAAGGTCTTTTGGAAGGACTAATTCAGACTCATTATAGCCTTTTACAGCGTTAAAATAGGTCTTTTTGAAGGCAGAACCCATAATAGATTGTACTAAAAGGGTCTTATCCATCTCCTCTTCCCAGTCAGAATCTTCTTCAAGTATCTGATAGGACATATGAGCTTCAATACGTTTAGCTCTAGCTACCTTTAATCCTTGTGGGTCTTCTCCTATAGTACGACACTTAACTAAAGAAGTACCAGAGATAAGGGCAGGGTATGCACGAGCGTGGTATTGAAGAGCTGCAATAGTGATAAGAGGAAACTTAACATTAGAAGCTCCTGGCCAAGGGAATGTCTTATCCTCTGTAACCTGCATAGCAAGTTTAAGGGCGTCCTCCATAGAGGTTTCCCAACCATATCGAGAAGACAAGTCATTGTTATAATCAGATACAGCCTTAGAGCCTATGTAACGAAGGTCTTCATCACAAAGATCTTCTGCTATATTAGGACTCTTGATTACATCTTGTAACTTTAATTTAGTTTTTAATTCCATTTTATCCTAATATCTTATCGATAAATTCTCAATAAATTCTTGTGTGGTTATGACAACCCCCTCAAAAATTCAATTAAAAGTACGCGCCTACAAACACTATAAGCAGGCGGATTTCTTCGTGGAAGTTGGTTATCATGGTATTGGTTTAATGTTTGCACTAGCCCAGGTCGATATTGGTGCTGAAAGGCTAATGTGACCTTGCATACATGGGTGTACTCCATCCATTGTCTGACTATCAACAATTCGATAAGTGGTAGTCGAGTCTGGAGCAGTAGATACCGCTCCAAATGTTAATGAATTAGACGTGTTACTTACAATGTTAGAAGATACGCCAGCACCAGTGCCACCAGTGAAATAACACATACGCCCTTGGTGTTGGTTGGTAGTCCATGTTTTTGCAGTGTCCGTCGAGGCATAAGAACTATTTGAAAACGAGGTAAATGTTCCGCTGTCAGCTAGTCCATTGGTACGCCAGTAGCCACCGTTCCGTGTTGGTACTCCTGAAATATTTACCTCAACAGTATCAGCCAACTCTATATACCCAGTCAATGGATGCTGTTTGCTTCCAGCAAGATAAGCACCAGCAGTTCCGACAGATACTGGGTTCAAATTTGAATCTACTGGTGCGCCACCTCTAAGCCAATCATTACAAGCTATTCTGTTAGTATTCTCACCTACACTTGTAAATGTTTGGTTTGCAGTAGTAGCCCAATTGTCTGTGCTAGTAGTTTTTGGCAAGATTGTTGTTTGCCATATCGGTATTCCACGATTCTTGAAAAAACCCCAAAGAGTAATCCACAAAGACTCCAATTGTGCTGCGGTCGTACCTGCTGCCAAGTCATTCGTGCCGATATTACAAACTGCGTAATCATTATTACTGTATAGAGAAGTCATGATAGGAAATGCCAGTTGTGTAACTCTTGTTGCAGCTGTTGCGCTTGGAACTCCTTGCTGCGCCCATATGGCATTAAATCCAATCCCGCGAGGAAACATACCACGAGCAAGTACATTTCGTGTTGGCGTATTATCGCCAGTACCAGCAGCAATGCTATCACCAACAACGCAAACTGATGCGGAGCTTACATCCTTTGTAGAGCCAAAAATAGCAACTGGACTATACATTTTTGCCTCATAAGATTGCCCTGCGGCAGCGTTAGCTAATGCTCCAGTACCCGTTGTTAGGTCTGAATTTGCCGCACTGTATGACCCTAAAGTC